TCGCACGGCCGAAATCATTACCACAGTGGGGGCATAAAATTATGTCAGCGATGAACAATGAACGTAACCCGACAATTGTACCGTATGTTCTAGGTACTCAGGGTTCAGCTATCATTCGTCCCTTCATTTTCGTATCGCGTAAATTCCGCATTAGTGCTGTGAGAATTGTTGACGCAGCAGGCATAGCGTTGGATGCAGTCAACTTTGTGACCGTCCGCGTTCGTCGCGGCAGTGTGACTGTAGCTGAATATGCCACAGCCACAGATGGCGCTGTTGTAGCGGATGTAAGCAGAGCATTCCGTATTCTTGATCCGGTAATTCTTGGCGATACTCACCTCAACATTCAAGTTGTTATAGGCGGAACCGGCACGACTACAAATGCCTTCCTTCAGGTTGAGGGGTTTTTTGTATGATGGCAAGGCGAAGGGCCAGGAAGGCACTGGACGCCAAAAATCTGGGAAATATTCCAGTTCAGACTCCAGTTCAGACTCCTCCATTGAAGGGAAAGTCAAGTGGCGCTAACCGAGGAGCAAAAAACAAAAATAGTAGTATGGCTGGGCTATCCGGTGACCTCAATAATGCCGGGGAGTACGGACTTCACGCGGCTACTGGTAGCGAGACTGACGACTCTGACACCGACAGCTGAAGTGATGGTGATTGAGCTGATAAGTCGAATTGATAGTGTGCGGCAGAAGCTCGACGGATCCTCAGGCCGAATGCTCGTCAAAAGAGTTGGGGACATCGAACTCAACACGGATGAGCATCCATCGCTCGGTAAAGAACATCGCAGGTTGCTAAAAGAGCTGTCGAGTTTTCTCTCAATTCCGTACTTAGGCAGCGGTGTAAACATAATCATTTAATGCCAGTGGAGGTTACTATGGGACTAATTGATGACCTCCTTGGCATCACAAATCAAATTCTCGGAATTCGTGATGAGCTTGGCGCGGTCATTCAACCTGTCTTTTTTGTCACCAGAACATGGTCAGGATCTGTGATAGGGGACGGAACCATGGTTGAGTTAAGGGAGCAGCTGAATCCTTCTCCTGCTATTGTCTCCATTGCACATGAGCTCTCAGCAATGCAGGGCGGAGTTTATCAGCAGGGCGATCTCATTCTCAAACAAGTATCGAAGCAGAGTTATTCTTCTGAGGATCTTGTTGCGAGAAAATCCAGTCAGAATAACGTAGAGAAATATTACGCTGTTGGAGAGAAACTCTATTTAGCTGTCAATGTGCGCGAGAGCTACATAACGTGGGAAGTGCATATTCGTAAAGTCTCGCATAATTGAATTGAGGTGACGGCTGGTGGTAACAAAACGCATCTCACTGAAGGATTTTGCAAAGTCTGAGCTTCCCGAACTGACAAAAAGAGCAATTGAAGAGCAGCGATTCATTGTTCTTGACTCTATCCTCGAAGCGTTGCCAGAGATTGTCCGAATCTCTCCAGTCGATACAGGACTCTACGCGCAAAGCTGGAGTTATGAGATCTCAGAGAATGCCATCACGATCGGAAATTCAGCCCCACACGCCCCTGTGATTGAACTTGGCGCGAGAAAATTCAGACCTCCGATTGCGCCATTGCTGGCCTGGGCAAAGCGCGTTCTTCAGGATCCTTCTCAACCACCCGAATATTCGCCGGAAGTCTGGAGACTCGCGGTCGGAGTGCAGAAGAAGATTGAGCTTCATGGCATGGCACCACGACACATTATGCAGAAGGGCGTTGATATTGTGCTCGATAATATTGTCCGGAGGCTCAGACTATGAGCGATCAGCAATTTCAAAGAGCCGTGACTTCAAGTCTGGCTCAGTTTCTCGCTCAGGCTGTCCCTGAGCTTGAGCAGGTTATTCCAGAATGGCCGAGCCCCAATCTCACACTCAAATATCCAAGCCTCACAGTCACCACAGCAGGATCAATTCGTCTCGCGATCGGTATGGGCTATCAGGCTTCGATGGGTCCGATTGAAGATAATCAGAGTGACGTAAAATACATTGGCGGGCAGTTTGAATTGAGACTCCAGCTTGATCTCTGGGCGCAAAACAAGCCGCAGAGATCCATGATTTTTGAAAAAGTTCTGCGTGTTTTGAATCCAGATCCAACGATCATGGGTATAAGAATTCAGCTGAACAATTACCACCAAGAATGGGCATCATATTCTGCGACTGGATATGAGATTCCAGACAATGCAGAATCTTCTCAACGGCAGGAATGGCGGACTATTATATCTGTAGATGTATTGTGTAACGCAATTTTTGAGAAGAGTGAGTATATTATAGGCCAGGTCATATTGACTGCTGAACCCACGGCAAACTATTCCGAGGAGTTTTAAAAAATGGCGATTTATCGGACAAATAACCCTACTGAGTTTGCCGAAATTGACGGCATAGTGATTGATGAAACATCACCTCCCAGCGGCATGCAGGGTCTTTCAACCAACGTAGTTGCACTTGTGGGCCTTTTTCCGCGCGGTGGCCACCTGGCAAAGGCTGTGGGCAGCATTGGTGAGCTTTACGCAGAGTATGGCAACTCTATTGCGTATTCCGGCATCCAGGCACTGCAGAATAAAAAATTTGGAAGTTTAAAAATTGTTCGCGTCGAGCCAACTTCTTCAGCAGTCTCAACCCGAATACTGAGTGATGCAACTCCTGTTGAGATCATTACATTCCGATCACTCCACAAAGGCGTCTACGGCAACTTGATCCGCATAACTGTTTCGGCAGGGACAGTTGAAGGAAGGCGTTACTTTATTGAAGACACGGATTCGAACACAGTCATTCAGCCTGAATCGTATGACAATATCAACTTGCCGGACTATGCAAGCGCGGCTGCAGCAAATGCTGCGGGTATTTTTGCTGGCTCTAAGCTTATTACAGCGGAGGTTCTGGCCGTAACAGCCAACCCAGTATCCGGCGCGGGCGTTCTACTTGAGAACGGCTCGGATGGAACGCCTGGAGATACTGACTACGAAGCCGCTTTAAGTCGCATAGAGTTTGACGCAGCTGCTAATATCGTGTTTCTCGATGTATACACACCTGCTAGAAATACATACCTCAAAAACCACGCGGCATTAACTCAGGATCGAATGGTTATACTGGCTGGGCCGGAAGCAGAGTCCACAGCGGAAGCAGTAACAGCTGCAGGCGGCTACAGAGACTCGGACGGGCGCATTATTTATGCATACCCGTGGGTGCAGAGCGTTATAAATGGCACCAATCAGTTTGTAAGCCCTGCGCACTTTTATGCTTCGCTTTTAAGTCAGTGTCCGCCTCAGGTGGATCCAGCTTATGTAGAGAATTCTCAATTTCTCGCTGGCATCACTGGGCTTAAGAGAACTTTGGCAAGAGCGGATTTTATCGCTCTCAACAGAGCTGGTGTTTCATGTTTTGAATATGATGCAGACATTGGGTACAAAATCAGGAATGGAGTCACCACACAGGTACTCAGCACCGCAAAAATACCTATTTTACGCAGACGAATGACCGACCTTCTCACAAATTCAGCTGCGCGATTCATGAAAAACTATCAGAACACCGTGAACTCGGACGAAAACAGAAAAGCTGTCAAGGCTGCGATTCTCGCTTATGTGAAGGGCCGCCAGGATGAGAAGCTTTTGCCTAGGGATGTGGATATCAAAAAGGGAAAAGTCACACTTGTTGATGTCGATTCTTTAAATAGTGATGAATCCATTGCTGAAGGATTCTTCTACGTCATTTGGCGGCAGCGGATCTTCTCGAGCATGCGTTATATCATTCTAAAGGCAGAAATTGGAACTTCCGTGTCCATCACTGAAGGATAAGGGGTAAGTAAAATGGCAGCACCAAGCATTCGCGGGCATCAGGGTAGTTTCAGAATTTACGAAAATGGCGCACTGGTCGATATAGTGGCCGTTACGAGTGTTGATATAAATATGGATTCGAGTTTCTCGCGGACGTTCTATGTTGGAAATAACATAGGCGAGGGCGACCAGATGATCGAAGGCTGGTCTGGCTCAATTGATATGGAAGTTAAGGACGCTAAAGCCGAGGTATTTATTGATGCTCTTATTAACAACAACCTGAATGGTGTTGGCGTTCACGATTATACCTTCGTAGTTACAGATAACTATGCGAACGGAACGAACAAGAGTTATGTCTATTTTGACTGTCAGTTCAAATTGTCCCGCGCTCAGCGTGGCATGGGCGAAAAAATAACCAGACGACTTGATTTTCAAGCAGCTGGCAGACAGGCGCTTTAATTTTCAACAGGAGTTCTTTGTTACATGGAAGCAGTCCACAAAGTTACACTTTCATCAGGACGAGTTGTCCTCATCCGCAATCCAAGATTCAGACACATGCGGCATGCTGAGACTCTGGCCGGCGGTGTGCAGAACCAGCTTGCTTTTCAGGAAGAACTTTTGAAAATGCTGCTCTTCAAGATTGATGATGTCGAGATTAAGAAACCCGACCTTGTAGATCTCGATGATCTTCTCGCGCTCAACGAGATCATCCAGCTTGGCCAGGTGGTTGCCAAACTATCGGGAAACGAGACGGGGAGTCCAGCGAAAGTGGAGCAGATTTTTGGCGGACAATGACGTGGATCAAGCGGTACACTAGTTATACTGTTGATGAGATACTCGACCTCACGCCGAGGGAGTTTCACCAGGTATGCTCCTCATTGCAGGAGATAATACAGTCCGAAAATGGGCATGGGAGTTGAATAATGGCAGGGTCAATAGCTTACAAGGTTCTGGCGGAATTCAGTTTTGACATCACCGGAGCTATTGCATCGAGTGACATGCTGCAAAATTCACTCGGTAAAGTCTCGGACATGGCAGATTCCATTCTCCATAAGCTTGAAGCCATTCCCCGTTTTCTCATCTCGAGCCTCGGCATCAATTTTTCGCTGGTGGGTATTTTTGCGGGCGCTGTTGCATCAGTCGAAAACCTGAACGCGCAGACGCTGCAGTTCTCTAACATCATCTCGGGCAACATGGACAAGCTCACAGGCCCGATAGACACATTTAATGACAGAATGGTTTATTCGAAGCAGCTTTTGGGCGAAATGGCAGACAAAGCAGCGGAGTTCTCCATTGATGAGAGAGCTTTTATCTCAATGACTAAACTCATGTCCGCACAGCTGATACCCAAAGGGCTCGCTGGAGTGAACATGAATACAGCCCAGGAGATGAGCCGTGGTCTTTTGAAGAGCGCGCCAGTGCTTGGAGTTGACCCAAATCTTGTCCAGAATGACCTTCTGCGGGCCATCGAAGGCTCGGCGAGCATGAACGACACGGTTTTTAGAAGACTGGCAGCGGAAACTAAAGTTTTTCAAACGCTGAGAACAGGAGGACCGGGCAAGCCAGGTGAGAGGATGTCAGATGGGCGTGCCTTTCCAAAAGCGACCAGTACCACCCCGCTGTCGAAGCTTTTTAACAGTCTCCCAGCACCGGAACGTGTCAAAATGTTGACGCAGGCGCTAACGCAGTTCGGCGATGACGCAGATGTTGTAGCTGGTAACGCTAAACTCCTCTCAAACATGATGCTTGTCTTCAGAAATCGGATCTTTGGAATTCGGGGCGTTCTCCAGCCCCTCGGTGAAGTCCTGGTCCCCAGGCTCGTTAAGGCGATGCAGATTTTGACATCCGCAATAGACAGTCATGTTCGGCCTGTTGTCGAGAGATTCGCTCTCCTCGTCGACAGTCTTCTAGCGAATCCCGAGCGGGTCTTTGCAACACTGACTCAGCTCCGGGCGCTCAAGGGCGATCTGATGTTTATTAGTAAGGCCCTGCCAATTGTCGAAGTCATCGCCCATATGGGATTTCTGGGCCTCGTGCTTGGTAAATTTCCGGCAATCATCATGAAAGCGAGTGCAGCTCTAAGCGCAATGATGACCAAACTGGGGCTCGGTGTGGCCACTCCGTTTATCGCTGCAGCCTCAGCGAGTATGGCCAAAGGTACAGCGACGGTTGCGGCTAAAATCTCCACAGGCGGAATCATGGGAGCGGTTTTCTCCGGGATAATAACGGCCTTCAAATCATTTATCTCGAATTTCATTCCAATTGTTACCTTTATTGGTAAAGCACTCTTTTACATTTCGAAGCTTTTTCTCATACCGCTGGCCATCTTTACGACAATCATGCAGATACTGAGCCGTGCATCGGGGTTTGGAAAAGTGATGGATGCTAAGGCTATCGTGAATCCTGCAAATAAAGTGGCTGAGAGCATCGCGAAGGTCAGTGAAGCCTTTCTTCAAGCGATCAAACCCTTTGATGATTTTATGAATGACATTGCGGGATTTTTAGCGCCAGTCTTCAGCTATGAGATGTGGCTGGGGCCAATCAGTATGCTTCTGAGCGGTCTTACCTGGGTACTCGAGGTTTTCAGGGACCGCCTGGTTGACATGCTTTCCGGTTTCCGGGGCCTTAGCTTCTTTGTGATTCATGTCTTTGGAAATATGTTTAACGAAATCGGCACAATGCTAAATAACGTGCTGTTCAATACAAAACACTTCACTGATGTCTTCATGACATTCTTCCTCAACCTGTACGGCGTTGTTGAAAATTCCCTCACTGGCTTTGGCATGATGATAGAGAAGCTTTTTGAAGAACTTCTTGAAGGTAATTTTAAAACGGCATTCGCTTCAGCTGGTCAAGCACTCCAGGACGAGCTCGCAAAAATTGCTGTCGCTCAGCCTGGAAGGGTCTTCAAGGAAGGCGGCCAGAGCATGAAGACCATCGGCGCGGATACAAATTGGAATCAGGTGTTTGATGGGGGATGGCAGGAGTTTAAGAACGGGATGAAGAGCACTTACGACCAGTACAATGACGTTTACGCTTCGAAAGTCACGGGAAAACGGGATGTCAGCAACGCTGGAACGACCATTGGCAAAGTAGAGATAAGGAATGAATTCAGGGAACAGATGGAGCCGGACAGAATTGCCAATTCACTTGTTAAAACACTGATGGAAGTCGCTGAGAATCCGAGGCAGGCAAAAGGCCAATCGATGAATGCTGGATTCTTCAGGTAACGGTAACGGGAGGTAACACGGATGCTTGGACTCGGACTTCTTGAAAATACATTGTCGAACTTCCTCGCACCGATGCGAACCTCTGCAGTTATACCCTACCGGGGTGAAGACTTCGGGGATGGTCTGCAAATCACAGAAGTGCAAAATGTGGAAAGCTTTAATTCCAAAGCGACTGGCGGAAATGCAGCCATTTTTTTAAAGGGCACTCGGATGCCGAGACAGCCATTTACGTTTGGTGGCACTCAGCGCATCACAAAGGAATATTACCCCGGCAATCCCGAGCCATCCATGCAGATCCTTGGGTCTCAGGAAGGAAACATTACTCTTGAAGGCAGATGGCATGACTCGCGTAACAAGTTAAAAACCGACGCGGACATCAACAATCGCGACGTTTACGGGATCTCATACCGCCTTCAGGAATACTTTGATGCGCTCAGAAAGCGCGGGAATCTGATTTACCTCCGCCTCGGTGAGTGGGAGAGGTACGGCTATATTGAAGAGACAGAGTTTCAAATGAAAACTCTGGGTGATATCGAATGGAAACTGACCTTCGCCATTATCGGGAAGGATAAGCCCAAGCTCAATTTCTTTGCGGACACTCTGCGGGAAGTGCCTCTTGACCTTGCTTTAAAGCTTGCTGTTGCAGCGAGTGATATCTCGACCATTCCTAAACTTCCATTTCCAAATGACATATTTTCAGAGATTCAAGGGGCGGTTGCAGCCCTTGCATCGAAGGTCGCTACCGTAACAAAATACATAGACGGCGTTCTATCGCTTGCCGAGCGCACCATTGCACAAATTCAACGCTGCATTCTTCTTATAACCAGTCTTCGTTCTCAGATTGCGCGGTTTAAGAGGCGTCTGGGAAATCTGCAGGTGAATGCCGGAAGTATGTCCTCGGTGTTTTCTTTGCGCGAGCGGCAAAAATGGGCGGATGCAGTCAACAAGAGCATCAGAGACATTCAGCACAAGCCCTCAAGACCTGTGCTTGTTGCAGCTCCACAGCCCCGTGCCAACGATTTCCTCTCTCGCACATCATCAATAACCCAGGTTGCTGACATCAGGACTACGCCAAGTATGGAAACCCTGCTTGCACGTCTGTCTGCTCAGCTCAAAGCCATTGCACGAACAATTCCGATTGCAAGGCACAGAGTTCAGGAGGGCGACACACTCGCGAAGCTGGCGATGCGTTACTACAATAACGCGGACGAGTGGAAGAGGATCCATGATCACAATAAACTCTCCAGTACCCTTCTCATCGCCGGTACGGTGCTTGAGGTGCCAAAACTTTGACTGTCACTTATCCGCAATGCGCGGTTGTTCTTAGAATTGTGTGGGAAGATTTCGGCAGCAAATCGCCGGAACTTCAACAGACATACACGCTTGAACTGCTGCCTCAAACTGCCAATGTGCGATTGAACAATTACAAAGAAGCAGATGAGTTCGACATCTCGTTTGACTACCGGATTTTTCCCTTCGATCCGCGTGTCATCCGCGCTATTCAAGTGTCCATTCACATCGAGAACATGGGCTCACTGGTCGATAATAGCGGGAAGCCAATCAGACTGAAGCCTCGAGCGCCGGAAACAGGATCCGATCACAACACGGTACTAATGGGCTTTGTTGATACAGAAGAAATTGATCTCGATGAAGACACAAAAACAATCAAGCTGAGCGGCCGAGACTTCACGTCTCTCTATGTCGACATAAAGTGGACTGGAAAAGCTCTAAGCCTCGCGAAACCCGTGGATCAGGTGCTAAAAGAAATGGTCTCACCACTCAAAACAACGGGTGATATTATAATAGAGAATCGCACGGGTGCGGCGCTACCGATTCTCTCGAAGGTATATTCGGACCTTGGAGAGATGTCTGGCACAAGGAATGCAAATAAAAACGAAACATACTGGGATGTCATACAGGATATCGCGAATAAAGCGGCGCTTATCATTTTTATTGAACTCGACAAACTGGTCATCACATCACCCCGCGTTCTGACTAATCCCAAAGAAGCTGTGAACTTCTTTTATGGCCACAACATCAAATCTTTGTCATTTGAGCGCAAGATTGGCCGGATGAAGGGATTTAATGTCAGGGTGAGATCGATCATCGGTAAGGACGTAAAAGTCATTGATATTCCGCGGCAGGCGAAGAACCTTGATATCAAAGGCAAGGACATTGAGGTTGTCAGGCAGAACAAAAAAGGCGCAAAAGTAGAAGATAAGGAAGTCGAGAAGGCCCCCTTTATGAGCTTCTCACTTTCCGGCATTACGGATGAAAATGCGCTTATTGCCAGCGGCGAGAGGATTTTTGAGGAACTCTCTCGGCAGCAGATTGAAGGCCGCTTTAGAACGTATGAAATGCAGTCATTTGACAACTACCGCAACATAATTGACCTGACGAAGATAAGAAATGGAGCAGCGGTAGCTATTGAAGTGAGCCCGATGGACATGAAGGAAATGACTCGCGTATCAACAAAGGAGGAGCGTGCTGCCTATCTCATGTCCCGGAACTATCCGAGTGCTGCCGCTGTCGCGCTGGCTGAAAATTTTGGAAGATTCTCGACACCATTTTATGTGCGGGATGTGGAGATGGAGTTTGCCGCTGAAAAAGGATGGAGCCTGCAGGTCACGTTCATCAATCGAATTCAGGTGGAATCATGAAAAGAATTGATCTTGAAGGTTTAAAAGCTCTTCTTGTTGACGAGAAGGTGTCCATTGCAATTGGCAAAGTGCTGAAGGTAGAGCTTCTTGAAGACTATTCTGTCGCGCGGGCTCTCATCTCCGTATTCCCTGACGAGTATCAAGTCGTGGCGCGTGTCAGCTTTCCGCATGCCAATGCCGGCGGAGGATTTTTTGTTCTCCCCAATCCTGATGATCTTGTTCTCCTCGCTTTTTCAAGTCCGGACGATGTCTTCGTCATCGCATATCTTAGCAGTACGGAGGATTTGATCCCGCAGCAGACAAAGGAAGGCCACACACTGGTAGGATCACGGCCGGGAAAAACCATGGAGATTTTCAGCAACACAAAAGGTCTGCTCTCAAAAAATAATGTCGATGCACCGCCGACCGAGCCACTTGTCCTTGGCAATGTGCTCAAGTCAATGTTCACCGAGCTGCACGCTGAGATTAATAAAATCACGAACGAAATACGGAAGCTGAGTAGCGAAATACAGACTGGCGACATCCTTTTTTCAGGCGCGCCAGGAGGACCAACAGCACCTAATCCAAGCTTTGTTGCTAAGCACACTTCGAGAGATTCAGCTCTTCAGGCGATCGAAGCTGCTGTGACCGAGATACAACGAATATATGTAACAGACGCGCCTACAAATATTGTCTCTCAACTCTGGTTCACCGAGAGGGGTGGTGAGTAATGCCGTTAACGAAAGCAGGACTCTCTGCATCAATAGTGACTGCTCTTGGAGCAAAAACGGGTGCTGGTATCGCGATTCAGCAGGATTTTGCCGATGCGATAGCTGACGCAATCGTCACATACATCAAGGACAATATGGTTGTGAATGTAACTATTCCCGTACTCCCTGTATCAACGGCGGGTTCGGCAGCAGCTCAGACAGGTGCCACAAATGCACCTGTTCCAGTTACGGGGACAGTCACATGACAAATGCACTCGATGAGATTTACAGAAGAGACATTCTTATCGCTGGCCATGATATGGAGCCCTCTGTCAGCGGTGACATCGAAACAGTGACGGGCCTTCTCAATCTCAAGCAGGCTCTGCTCCACAGAATACTGACCATCCCCGGAACTCTCATTCATCGCCCGGACTATGGAGTCGGAATCTCTCGGTACCAAGGATCGCCTCTCACGTTCGATAGGAAGAGGCGTTTGGCCGTGGAGATTGACGCTCAATGCCGCCTTGACCCGCGAGTGGTGCGCGTTATGCAAATCCAGGTTGAAGATCTTGAGAACGATGACTTCGGCATCGTCATATCGATAAACGTTGAAGCCGTAGCTTACGGAGTAGCAACTTTTGAGTTTGAAATAGCCGGGGGTGTCGAATGATTAAAACTCTGCAGCAGAATATTGATGATTTTTTAAATGAGGTGGACAACAGGTCCGCCGGTAAATTCAATGATACGAATGAAGGCTCTACTCTGGACACGTTCGCGGGAGCTACTGCATTTTTGGCAAGCGAAGCTCAACGCATAGTTCTTGACCAGTTTGCCAAAACTTTTTTTGACTCAGCCGGCGGACCCGAGGAAACGGGTGGATCGGACGACTTGCAGATTCTCGCTGTTGACCATTTCGGCGACGACTTCGAGCGACCCCAGGCGTCGGAATCGTCGGGAATTGTCACATTCTCCAGACTCACCTCTGCAGCCGGGAATGTGGTCATCACGTCCGGTACTATAGTAAAGACTAGAAAAAATGCCTCGGGTCAGGAATTTACTTTTGAAACGACGCAAGGTGTAACTCTCACCGGGCTTACGATCGATGCGCCCATTCAGGCGACGATCGGAGGTACAGCATACAATGTAACTGCGGGGGCTATATCGCTGGTCGGGACGGCCCTTACAGACCCGACGATCACAGTGACGAACTCACAGGCCATAGGCGGAGGGAGTGATGCTTATACAACTCCACAGTACCGCGACTTTATACGCTTCAAAATTATGAGTTCCAGGCAATCCGTGACCGATTCAATTGAAGCGGCAGCAAAGACAGTACCGGGGATCGTGTACGCTACAGCCACCGAGCGAAATATGCCTGTAATCGAATACGACATTGCTACAGCGCTTCAAAAAGTCGGTGCCATATACTTCCGCATCCCATTTGCAGTGCTTTATGTCGCCGGAAGCGCAGGTGGCGCATCCAATGCGCAGATACTTCTCGTCAAAACCGCCATCAATAACGTGAGGGCGTATGGAGTTCCGATCGCAGTTCTGGGCGCGCAGGCAACGAGCGTAAGCTGGACAATCTCAGTCGTCCTCAACTCTAGCGGCCCGAACTATGCTGCATTTTTTTCAGGCGACTTCACTTTAATCAAGGACTCAATGGCCGAATATATGGCTCTCCTGCCTATCGGAGATGAGTTCGACAAAGCTGCAGCTACAACCACCCTCTTGAACACCTGGGGCCCACCCGGAACGAATGATGTTGTCTCTCTATCTACGAGTCAGCCGGGCGCAAGCATTGCGGGAGTCCAGGGGCAAAAACTCATCGCTGGAATAATGGGGGTCGGATAATGGCCAGAACGATTGACCAGTGGCACTCCTACGTCAAAAGCCTTTTGCCCGGATGGCGAAATGGGAATCTTGAAGAGAGCATTCTCTGGGGCATGGCTCGCGTGTTCAAAAACCTGGAGGATGATGTTGCCTTCGCGTTCAGTCAAACGTTTATTGAATCCGCCTCGGGCGCAAGGCTTGAGATAATGGGGTTTGAGCGAGGGGTTGAGAAGCTTCCGGGTGAACAAGACGAATTATACAGAGATAGAATCCGATCGTTTACAGGTGTTATTAAAAGCGCGATACAGTTGGCGATTTCTAGCGCAATTATCAGTGTTATTGGTGTGAATTCTGGAATTCAGTATGCTCTCAAGGAGTTGGCACCGGGCCCCTTCTGTGAACATGACTTTATCGACACTTTTTTTCCTTCGCCACCCGAAATCCACTACAATACCTTTATGATTGAATTTATCGGTAACAGGAGCCTTTCTCTGGCTACAAAAAACCAGATTTATGAGGCCACAATCCTGGCAGTAAATAAAGCAAGGGCGTTCGGCGTCTTTTTCGATATAACATCAACTCTATAGGTGGCTGAATGCGCAGAAGAATTTTCTCGCAGTACGAGCGAGTGCTGCATACAGATCTTAACGCAATATCAACAGACATATATAATTCC